AGTCTTATTTTAAGGAATCTAATTATGCAGATTCAGCTGTTAAGTAATATTCTACCCACACTTCAACTACACCAGCAGTTAAAGCTGCTGTTGCAATTACAAATTGAATACCTGTTGAAGATGTAGTTTTATCCGTAATAGTGTGTTCTGTTACGTCTTCATCATCAAAAGCTCCGTTATCAAATGCTGTTGCAGACTTTAGAGTAACTCCTCCTGCAGTAAGAGCAAGAGTAGCTGAGCCACCACTTGTCATTGCTGTAGTTACTAAAGAGTAACATCTAACAATAACTGCATTATTAGGAATAATTGCTGAGTTATCTGGTACTATTGTGCTTATAGCACCGGTATCGACTGCAAAGTCGTATTTAGCGTGTGCTGTCATTAATCTTGGATTTGCCATTTTATTTTATTTTTTAAAGGTTAATAATTATAATACTACAGGAGCAAAGTCAACACTACCACAATAGTTATTCATTCTATTTTCAAAAGATAATGCATTAGCACCTGAACCGGTAGTAATTGCAACACTAATATCAATAAGATTATCTACGCCATGAATTTGAGATGAAGAGCTACCATCTTTAGTAGCTACAATACTCCAAACATCATAATTTGTTGTTACCACGGCATTAGTATTAGGAGCTTTAGGTTGTTGAATTCTATTATAGTAACCAGAATTAATTCCTTGAAGAGACTGTTCAAAGTCTTGAATAAACTCACCATCTCCATAACCAGGACTCGCATCTATTACACCATTAGCTGCTGTATAAGTTTGAGTAGTAGTTGGATTAACAGATACCATAACATCAAATACAGCTGGAGCATAGTTCCAAACTAAATCTGCTCCGCCTGCTGCAGAAGTAGCTCCTTTTAAAGTTCCTGTAAATGTTACTGTTGTAGTTCCTGCACAAGTTGTTACCCATGCTGGTGCTTTTGCTAATGCATTAAATGCAGTAACAATTGCTGCTCCTGCTGTTGCAGCATTTGAACTAGCTGCAATAGTTACATTAAATTTAAAGAATTCTGGTTGAGTACCATCTTTTCTTACCAATTTAACTTCTATATCTTTAGCTGCTGCTGCAGATGTTCCAGATGGAGCTAAAGTACTAGTATGTGCAACTTGCGTTGAATAGCTTGCTCCACTCCAATTAATTATATCTCTACCATAAAACCACGGTGAAACTATATTTTTACCTGAACCTGAACTGTCACCTTGTACAATTCTGATTCGATCAGCATCTGTTACAGTTTCAGTTGCTCCTAAAGAGGTCGCACCACCAGTACCAGCTGCTTCTTTTTGAATGTCGATAGAACCAAAGTCTAATACACCATTAGTGTAACTAACCGCGCTCTCATCTCCAATTAACAAATGTCTTGCCATTTTTTTTAATTTTTAAATTAATATTTACTTATTTTTTGCTTCCTCTATTTGATTAGTTTGATACCTAGAATCTTGAAAAGCTTCTAAGATACTACTAACAGTCATGTCCACAACCTCTTGATGATTATGTTCGGGCAGCTCACAACTTAGCCCCAAAGATAATGAAATCTTTTGAGGTTTTCTTATATATGTTATTTTTACAGACTCTATTATAAATATATCACTCGTGTATATATCAATCTCATCATTTCTAATCGTTGTTAACGGACTAGAAGGTTTTGTTGAGTTAAACGGGTCATCTAATAGAGTAAATATGTCATCATGTTGAATAAATTTATTTGGAGCCCAAGATTTATCTGTAAAGATATTTGCCTCTCTATAAGCTCCTGCAGATAAAGATAAATATCTTGCTGGAGAAAATTGATTTGATGGATCATTTATAGAATTAACTGAAGGATCAGTTATTCCTACTAATTGAGTTACTGAATTAGAATTTGAAGTTGCATTTGTTACAGAAGCATCCCAATTAAACCATGAATGAATATTTGTATCTACTACTATAATCATATGTCCAGGTTTATGTATATCTAAATGCTGTTCCCAATATATAGCAAATCCTGGATTCCAATTATTTGGATCTAATAAATCTTGTTTATATATTTCTATATCTTGCGGAAATATAATATTAGGTGTAAAAGCAGCAGAATCTATAACTAACGATAAATTAGTAGCATTTGCTATATCAGCTGTTGCAAGAAGAGTGTCAATAAATTGACTATTATTATTCAACATAAACGTTTCAAAATTTACAATGAAATAACTTACATCTATTGCTGCAGGATTCTTTATAGAATAACTAATTTTATCACAATTATTTGTAACTACTTTAGATCTTTGATTTACTAAATATAAATAGTCATTAGGAAATCTAAAAGTATCAATAAATTTATTACTTGATAATTCTTCTTTAAAAGTTACTGTGTCTTCATACTCACGAACTAAAGTTCTTAAATCATCAATACGCTTTTGAGATACTTCAAACCCTTGACCATTTCTAATAATAAGTCTATTATTAATAAATCTAGTTTGAGCTTTATTTAACTCAATATCTATTTCTTCAGATAAAAGCAAATCGGCTTGGAGTGAATTTATCTTATCCACTCCTTGCCGTATTGCTAAATGCATATCTTGTACATTCATATTATACTAATGATAATTCTTTTAGTTTTGCTCTTAAAGTTGTTAACTTTCCAGAGTTTTTCTTGTCTTTCAAATGAATAACTGCATCATCCATTGTATCTCCAAGAACTTCATCTATAAAGATAACTTGATTTCCAATTTTTCTTACTACTCCCGCAGAGACCATTTCTTCTATTTCTGCTTTTAAACTTAAATTTTTATCTGTTGCAATCCTAACAAACTTTTTAGGTTCAGCATTTTTAAGTTCATATAAAGAATTCTCAATTTGATCTTCTGTCATTCTATCAGGATTTGTATTAGACATTAATCTTAATACTCTTTTCATAGCTTCTAAATTAGAAGATACTTTAATAAACTCTTTATCCGCATCTTTTTTCATTTGAATTTCGTTATTTTTAACTTTATCAACTCTTGCTAGATCTTGAATATAGAATTTTTTACCAAATGTTGTATCCATTTCTTCCTTAGTTAAGGCTACATGAGGATGTTTAAGTGCAAAATTATACTTAATATAATCCATCATACTTAAAGGGTTATCATTATCATCGAGTCCTATTTCTAATTCAACTCCTGTAAATCCTACTGGTATTGTTAAATTAGCCCAGAACTCTTTAGTATGTTTAGGCCATTCAACATGATCAGGCGCTACATCTAAAATTCCATTTAAATATTTTTTTTCTTCCTCTGCTGTAAACCCTTTCAAAGGTTGTCTATTTACATAGACACTACTGAGCTTATAAACTGCTTCAGCTCTTACTGCTTTAGGCAAATGATTTAATAATTCTTTTTGCCTGATTGTTACTTTTTTACTCATAATATAGTTCTTTTAAAGTTTTAATTAAGTGGATGTAAAGAATAACTCTCCGTATAATAATCAATTAAAGATGCGGGGGATTGCTCCCCCACAACCTTAATCAAAAACCAATATATAGACGCAAATTAATGCCAAATTAGGACGCTACACATGTAATATCAAGCGAAGTATCAAATCTCTTAAGAGCGATACCAGCTGTTTTTAACATATGAACGCTTGCCCCGTCAACATCAGATGCTCTAGCGGAAGTTGAATCAAATCCTCTAGGGACTACAGATCCAGCTACACACCATCTCATAGACTCACGACCTTTCTTAGAGATCATTTGTAAGTTATTTTGACCATCATAATTTGATTGGTCAACAAATACCATTCTATAAGACTCAAGAGAGTATCCAGTTGTTGGGTGCTTACTACGAGCTTGAGCGACAGCTCCATGGTCAAATAGTGGAAGTTTTACCACATTAACAACATGTCCGTCTACGTGCTCGTAAGACGTAAAGTAACCAGTTAAACCTAATGATCTACCAGATCCAGTGATGAAACGATTCTCTCCGCCTACTTTCCAAGAGCCTCCTCCTGAGAAATGGTTTTTAAGAGCCTCATCAAATTCTCTAGCACCACCAGTACCAGTATAAAGAGTTACTTGTTTTTTAGAAGCATCAGTCATTCCGTAGAATAAGTCACCGATGATATTCTTCAATTTTGTTTCAGTCATTGTAGAGTAAGTGTCAGTTTCAACAATTTGCTCTAAAAGACCAGGGCCTATAA